GCGACTTGGATATTAGAGAAGTTGAATGTAGATCCTGTAATTATTCGGGATGAACTTTCGCGCAAAAAGCAGTTGGCTTATATGCAGCAACAAGCTCAAGTCCAGCAGCAACAACAACAAGCCGTGCAAGCTCAAGCCAAACAGATCCAAGATCAAGCACAGTCATCTGATACACAAACGACAGAAGGGAATATGTAGTGGGAAATGTTTTAGACAATTATTTCAATCAATCTGAAGTCAAACAACGGGCAGTTAACAAGCAGTATAAAGACGCTCATGACCGAGTTCTTAGATGTAGTTATGAGGTTTTCTATAAGAATGTTTACGGGCAAGAATTACGTGAATGGTTAGAGAATACTTTGAAATATCCATGCGGTGAAGAAAGAAACTTTGCTTATGTACAAGGGCAACAAGACATGATTCGAACCTTATTAGGATATGCGGAAACTGTTAAAAATCAAAATGAGGGAAGAAAATGAGCGAAGAAGCAATGGGCAGTGTAGGAGAACATAGTTCTTTAAATGATGATCCAGGCATATCTTTAACGGATTTGGTTCAAACTGAAAGCGATCCGATGTCAGGCACGAACAACAATGTACATGGAAAACCTGGTTCAAAAGAAGATTGGTTCTGGGTTGATAATGACAATCATTCAATACCTGGGAATGGAGAAGCTCCTGACTGGTTTAATTCCAAGACGTTTAAATCCATAGAAGAACAAGCAAAAGCACATCCAGAATTACGCAAGCTATATAATAATAAACTCAAGGGCCTTTCAGGGGCTCCGGAGGATGGTTATGAATATGAGCTGCCTCAAGAATATGTTGAGAAAAATTGGGAATATAACACTTCAGATCCTGGTTACCAAGACTTCCTATCTCTGGCCAGGGAAAACGGTTTTTCCCAAGACTTGGTGAACGAAATGACAGACATGCTTGTCCAAAACACCAATCGAATGGGAGAGAAGCAAACTCAGAGACAAGCCGAAACTATGGACACAGAGCTTAATAAATTAACTTTAGGAGATACTGACGCTTTTGAGTCAGCTATTAGAACGGCGGCAAACAGTCCTAACATTGATCGATCAGATTTGAATGTATTATTAGATAATCTCAACAATGCCGAAGCGATTAAAGCCTTCACCTCTTTAATGAATGAGCACAACTATAGCCAAATTCCTGGTCCTGAAGTTGGAGCTTCTCCTGACTTGGCTTCACAACAAGACGCTTTACGATCTCGTCTAGCTGGGCTGGATAAGTTGAGGGGTGCTGCGAAAGAAAAAGCTAAACATGCACTTTATCGAGATTATGAAGTTGTTAACCCAGGAGACAGAAGTTTTGGTTAAAAAAACTAGTGAACAAGTAAAAGCCCCTACTAACTTAACAAAAGAAGAAGGGAAGACCTCTGTAAAATTAACAAAAGAGGCTATCGAGCATTTAGAATTAAGATCAGGTAACGAGTATATGCCTTACTTTCTTTTGAATCCTGAAGATACAAAGAACAACGTTTTTGCTCAATTATTTATAGCCAAACATTGTCGAAATGCTTATGCAGGCTTATTTATAAAACTAATTACTGCAAAACGTACGAATTTAAACGAAAAAGAAAAAATCTGGGTCCGAAATTTCAGATCAAAAGGTTATGCATGTGCAGTTATAACTAGCATTAATAATTTTGACAGATGTGTTGAAGCCTACAAACACACAGTTGGCGTATCTGGATATAATTTCTTTCATGCCACATATGAGAGGTCGCATTCATGACTCACGGGAAAGTAAAATGGTTTTCAAATGCAAAAGGATATGGATTTATTGTAGATGAAGATGGTGGTGAAGATGTCTATGTGCATTTTACCGATATAAAAATGACTGGGTTTAAAAGTCTTGATGCCGATCAGACTGTAGATTTTAACATTGTTCGTACTGAGAAAGGACTAGCTGCTAAAGATGTTACTGTATCTTAAGTAAACCTTAAGCTATAATCTAGTCAAAGGACGCATTACGCCTAACCTTATTAATTTAAGGATCGGATACAAGAGACTCGGCTTTTACGACTAACTCTTAAAGAAGATCAAACCAACATCTTTCTTTAGGAGAATACAAAATGCCAGCTTTATTAAGTAATGTCGCAATCCAGCAGTTCCATGATCAATTCACGAATGCATACCAAGCAGCTTCTCAGTTAGCCGATACATGTCAGGTGGTTAGTGGGGCTCGAGGCTCTGCTTACAATTGGCCCTTACAGGGTGATGCAGCCATGGAATTACGTAACGCCTATCAATCACTGATTCCTGTAGCCAGTAATGATTACGCCCAAGTCTCAACAGCCTTCGAAAACTATATTTTAAACTTGCCAGTTGACATATTTCAACAAGCTGAATTAATAATCGACACGCTCAGTCAACTTGGAATTGTCCACGCGAAAGCAGCGGGCAGAAGGGAAGATCAATTCCTACTTAACGCACAATATGTAGCCGATGCTGCATTCAACCCACCTATTCCTAACCCTCCTCCTCAAGGTGGCAAACTTCCAGATCAAGAGCCTCCAGGTTTAGTCGCTGCGGATGTCGGATCAACAGTGGCAGCTTTTGCCTCTAACATGAATGTGGAGAAAATTGTTAGAGCCGCCATGATTTTGGATGAGCAAAACGTTCCCCATGACGATAGATTCCTCGTGGTTAATGCTCGAATGATTGGCTCATTAATGAATGACGGAGATAAGCCTACCAACATCCTATACAACAATACTAAAAATATCATGCAGGGTGGAGTTGACACTTTCATGGGCTTCAAAATTATTACAATGGGAAATCGAAAAGAAGGCGGCATTCAATTGAGGCCGACATTGCCTGGTGCTCAACTTCCTCCTCCTCTTAACGTTGATGTTAATGCAACGGCAATTGCTTGGCATAAAAACTCTCTAGGAGCAGCTTACGCGCTAAATCCTGTAACTGAAGTAGAATGGTCGCCGACTCACCAATCTTGGTTAACAATTAGTCGTCTTAGAATGGGCGCTTCAAACTTACTAGGTCATGGTGTTGTCTACATCGATTGTAATGACATAGTTGGCCCGCACGCATAAATCAACAGCCCCTTCGGGGGCTTTTTATAGGAGATCAAGATGGCTTTTTACGATAAAGCTTTTGTCAGATTAAGTGGTGGGGAATGCTCTACCGATCAAGATGGCGCAACAATTAATTATGGCTATGAGAGTAAAGTAGATAGTGTAGATGATCAAGCAGTAGCTGGTTATTTTAATGAAGCTCGGCCCAATCTAAAATTTGGGAGCCTGATTCAATTAATCTACAGCGGGCCAGGTGACAGAAAAACTAAAGTCGTATATGTCGTAACTAATGAACCACATGTTTCTTTGCCTACAAATGTCCAAGTTGCTGACCTTCACACTCCAGTCCCTGATCCATTCTTTCAAACTATAGCTGAAGGCCCTTTAACCTTTACCACTGGCGGAACTCAGTCAGACGTTGTGCCATACGCTTTATCCGAAGTTGGGATGTTTGGGAATTTCTCACTGAACTCTCCTATAAATGATATAGGCCCTCCTATCGCACATTCAGGAATCGAACATGTTGAATGCCAAGCCGGGCAGATCGAAATATTCTGGTCGCGTATTGTTACTATTGGCCAAACTGTAAACATGTGGTTTCAGCTCAGAAGCGCATCACCATCATAAATTTAGGAGAGAAAAATGGCAGCCACAATTTACACGCCAAAAAACTTTGCAATGATAGCTGGGGACGAGTTATGCGGTCCTCAAGGAATTCCTTGTGCTTTTGGCTATTATGCTGAACATGCCACAACAGCTAATATTTTAAATGTAACGGCTACTACTGGACAATACTTTTTTGGATATCGAACAGTAGGATCATCTACCTTGACCCCAGCTGAAAAGCTCTTACCAACGGCCTCCCAGCATTTGACTCGTGGGTCTATAATCTTGATTAACGGGAAAAGCGCTGCGGGACTCTCCCCTCCGACTGATCCTTTTGTCTTATACGTGATTATTACCTCAGAGGCAGGAGCCGACACTGAATATGAGCAGGTATATTTGCATGTTTAAAGGAGATTAAAATGACCGCACCTACAAGTAATCCATCTCCACAATGGGTTCCCAGGAATTTTGCTCACGGAAATCTGTTAGATATTGGAAGCAACATCCCTTGCATTGGAGGATATGTAATTCCATCCAACCCACCAGGCGGAACACCTGCTCCAACACAGATGTTAGATAATGGGTATTTTGGGCCTGAACAGCAAAGACCTTCAATTGGTTCAGGACCCGCTACAGGAACTCCACCGAATCATATTCCTGGGAATGGCACTAATTCTGAGAACCAAGGCAATCCTTCTTTAGGCGCAACTTTGGCTTTTGGCTCGTTAATCTTCTGGGCATCGGCTCTTGCTTTGCCTCCTAAATCGAGCGGATACGTGATTAGAGTGAACACTGACCCTACCGCCCCGAATAATGGCTATGGGACTAAACCAGGGATGAAGCGAGTCGATACTGAAGGCGCAGCTTTCGTCTAGGAGATATTATGCCTGAACCATATTACGCATCACCTAGTAATCTAGCGCAGATAACTCCGGGAGAATTGAGCACTGATCAGGCTATTCGAAGCTTTTATTATATCGATGACGATCCGAACAAATTCCTGCTCAATTATGCTTATCGACCTTTCACTGATGGAGAGAGCTTCTGGGACTCCGTAGCTACATCTCTAACAGTTGGCTCATACATAACTTGCTTAGGAAAGGCTGAGGCTGAAACAAGTCTTAAATCAAGTATAGCTACAGTAAGAGTTATATCGATTGAACGGGATTCTGATTATAAGTATAAATATAGAGTCAGAACGAGTATTGGGCCTAACACTTTATTCTCGAATCAGGCTTACACTTTAGGGCAATCTCAGATACAGAACATCTCGGGGATGGAACTTCGGTACAAAGGAATTGTCCAGGCGCAAGATGTTCATACGCAAACCCATAATTTATTTCTTGGGGCAAACTCAGGAATCGACAAGCATTGTTGGATTTGGGGGGTTACGACAAACGTTCCTGAATTCATATATCCCAACACTTTTGTTATCGCTCATATAAAGGCTCAACCAACGGAAAACTGGATCACAATAGTTTTTGCTAATAATAATTTCCCCACCTCACCTACATTATTTTACTTTTATATGGAAGCTTATAAACCAATAAGCCCGCTCTATTAGGAGATCCCAATGAACCACAAGCTTTTTCATGATAATTTATTTGTTCAAATGACTCCTGGAGAAGTAAGCCAGGACCAAGCTACACGTAATTATTTTTATCACGACCCGACTTTTTATGTCAACGATGGTTTAGCGGCTAACTTCTGGTCGCCTGCGGGGGAATCTCTCGAAGTAGGGTCTTTAATTACGATGCGTGGAATTCTGGGAAAGCAGGGAACTCTACCACTTCCTCATCCTCATACTCATACTCAGGTCACTTTTCAAGTTTGGAAGAAGGAATTAAATCCACCAGGACATCGTGATAAATATCGAATTTGGGTAAATATAGGACCGAACACGACCTATGTAAATTCTGTTCCCACAGGAGGGGTGCTGGGAGATGCTAGTGATTTAACTATGCAAAACTCAGTCTGTAAATATCGAGGATTTGTGATGTATAAACCTGTAGCCAATCCCACTCCAGTTCAGTGGACTATAAACATAGGAGCTTCAAGATTCCATATAGCCACATCCGATTACTGCTGGGGGAAACTCATCTCACCACCTCATTCCCAGCCTATTGGCAATACCCGTTGGGTCAACGCTGTTGTGCCTCTCGCATCACCTGAGACAATTGATATCTATTTTAGTGGTGGATTTGGGCCTATACCTATTGAGACTTCTCCTGGGTCGGGAGTGTATTTCCCTTTCTGGGTCTACGTGGAAATTCATGAGCTTAAAATCAACACTTAATATTCAAGAGGGGCTTAGATGGCTACAAAATTAGAAGTCATAAACCAAGCTTTTGCGTACCTCGGGAATCCTGTGATTTCAACTCTAAATATTGCCGACCCAGTAGTCAACGCAATGTCTCTCATTTATGATGCCGAAAAACTCAATTTATTATCTTTCCATCCATGGCGATTTGCTACAAAATGGGCGACATTACAGCCTTCTCCAACTGCCCCGTCTCATCCTCGATTGCAGCATTCATACGATTTACCACAGGACTATATTACCGCTTACAACACATACTTCTGGGCGGATTATGAGATAGTAGGAGAGAAAGTTTTCTCGAATCAAGGCCCTCCGTGGTTATGGGGTTATATCTATGATGTTAGCGAATCATTATATCCAGGCTACTTTACTTTGGCCCTGAGTCATCAACTCGCCGCGAAATCTGCTACCTTATTAACTGAAAACCCAGAGATCGCAAAATATTGGCAAGAACAAGCTCTGATTCAGAATATGCGTGCTCAAAATCGTGATGCAAGTGCGGTTACAGCTGTAGCTATAAAAGACAATCCATTACTAGCCGACCATTATTACAGGGGATTCTAGATGCCCTTCTATATCACTTTTCATGACTTCACACATGGCCAGTTAGATAAAGCTTTAAAGCCCCGAAGTGATTTAAAAGTCTATATGAAAGGAGCTTTGGAGTTAAAGAATTTTGTAATTAGACCGGGCGGGGCTGCGAAAACTAGATTTGGAACTGACTTCTTATTTGAATCGGAAGTTGTCCCAGGTACACCTGCAGCTGATGGACATTTTTACGAGCCTGATCCTTTCGTGATACCTAACATTCCGCCGCTCACTCCTGGGTATCAGATGTTTGACTTTTCCCCTAATGAACACGTTAAACTCTTAATTATCTTGGGCGCAAAATCTGGCCCGTCTGCGGGCTTATCCAATATATTCCAATTTTATATCGTCAGAAATGATCTCACACCTACCACTGAGGGAGAGATTCACACGGTCACATCAGGTGCCCCAAATATATTTGAAATTAGCACCAAGCAAGTCGCGCGGATTAAATATCGGGTAGCTCAAAACCAAACAACGATGGTCTTGGTTACTGGCGAACATCCGCCTTTAGTTTTGACCTGGACTGGAACCACTATAACTGCCAAAAACTTGGTCTTCAGAAATTATCCGCAACATGATTTTACTAGAAACGGCTATATCAAAAGCACTTTCGGGATAAAAACTGGCTGGATAATCATTGTTGAGATCATTCCCTAAAGTGGCTCCAGGAGGAGTGACTTTTAAATATGTAGGAGTAACCCAGCCAGTT